ACTCGCTGCTGCATTAGTCTCACTTGTTGCTGCATCATCTTCACTTGATTGTGCATCTGTAGCACTAGAACTAGCACCTGAAGCACTGGCTGTAGCACTGGTTGCTGAAGCTGTAGCTGAAGTAGCTGAAGCCGTAGCGGAAGTTTGAGATGATTGGGCTGAAGTCTTAGCACTCTCTGCTGCGGTCTGTGCTGTCTCGGCTGCCGTCTCAGCAGTTTCTGCATTAGTCTCAGCTGTCTCTGCGTGTGTCTCTGCTAACTCTGCTGCTGTTTGAGCTGTAGTCGCATCATCTTCTGAAGATTGAGCTGATGTTGCACTGGCTGCTGCTGCGGTTGCTGAACTTGCTGCTGCCGTTGCACTAGAGGCTGAAGCTGTGGCCGAGCTACCTGCTGCTACTGCATCTATAATCAATGCCCAGTATGAAGTATTGGTTAATGCTGTGCCACTAGGAGAAGCTGCGGTACAAATATAAATGTTGTTTAGTTGCGCTGTTGTAGTTGACTTAACAATGTCTCTCAACACATAAGCTGATGTCGTTGTTGTGGCATCTGTGCCTTTATATTCACCAAGCTCTTGTGTGATATTAGGGTCTCCAGAAGAGTCAAAAGCTAATACCTTGCCTGCTCGATCTGTTGCGTTCTCTGTGAACTCACTTAATGGTATGCCTGTAGTGAATTGACCAAATCTAAGTGTACGACTATTAAGGTCGTATTCTACTTGTTGAATCATCATAGCAAGCTTGTCTAGATCATCATTTAGTGTTGCAGCTAATAGATCGCCATTAGTCTGGTAGTCTGATGTTCTTTGTACTGGCATATCACGATAGATCGTTACAATGTCACCAGTAGTTGTACCAGTTAATAATGTTATTGTGCCACCGTTATCTGTGCCTGCGCCAGATACTGTGTAGTCAGTAGTTAGTGTTTTAAGTGTAGTGCCGACATATACCTTTAGATCCGCATCAACAAAGATAGGGAAAGCGTAGGTAAACTGCGTCTGTCCACTTGTCGCTGTATATTGATTTCTTGGTGTTAAGTCACCAACTATTAAGTCTGCCATATTAATATCCCTGTAGTAATTCTTCTAGAGGTTGTCCTGTTTTTGCCTCAATTTTTAATTGTTTTTGATAATTCCACTCAGCATTCAATGCTTCATTTTCATCTAATAACGTTGCACGAGCGCCATCTCTGAACGCATTCACAATAGTAGTAATAAGCATTGCTCTGCCTCCATCTGGGCCTACGCTAGCATCTTGATACATATCGCTGCCCATCATGCTTTGTAAATACTTGTGCAAGTTTAAGTCCTTAGTCTTTCCTGTCTTAAGATTGGTATAAGGCATTTTCAGCTCTTTACCTGCTAATACCACGTATCTATCGTATTCTTCTGCATTAAGATCAATAGAGAAGTTGCCTGTGCCAATACTTCTTCTAGGCATGGCGACGTTTACTTCATTCTCTACAATCTCATTATCTACAAAATCAAACTTCTTGGTGGATGAATAGATAGGCGATACAAAATCCCAACCTAGGCCGCCTTGTAATACAATAGGCTCGCCATATAGGTTGCGTCTAGGTGGTAGTGTGTCTGATAGACCAGGTGTTCTGGCTTTAATCTCATCAATCAATGAGTAAGCGGCTCTTAATGTCGGATCTATTGTTCTTTCAACTTGGGCCGTTAAAGAAGTCGCAGGCATGAATGTTGCACCCATTCTCTGAAAGTATCTCTCAGCATAGCGATCTGGATCTGTTAATACGTTCATAGTATCAGACAAACCTCTAAGATATGTTTTTGAAGTCACGTTTTTTGCGATTGCAATAGTAACTGCTGCAGCTATACTGTCTCTGTCTTCATCGCTGGCATACTTCATAACCTCTGTTACTTCAGCTGTTAAGCCAAGGAACATGCCTATTGGGTCTAACCTGTTATATGAGTAATACTTATCGCCAACCTTAATAGAGTTAGGTTGCCACCCTTGTCTTCTTAGCGCATCTCTTGCTGATTTGCTCTTAGGGCCTGGGCCAGTAATAGTTCCATCCATAGCAAGAGGCACTGTGCCTACCATGATTAAAGAGCCTAAAGACATTCTTGATAATGCCATATCTCTTCTTGCGCCACCAGCAGCAATATCTGCTCTAAATGATTTAGCAAAAGGCGCTAGTGGAGAGCGAACACCAACAAACTTAACAATGTTTACAGGTGTTCTTACAAAAGGCAGCATAAGTTTAAGCACAGGATGAGAGTTAGCCAACTGCTGTACTTTCTGTCCTGACTCGCCTAATGGGTTTGTGAATGTCTGTACTCGTGCAACGTCTGATGCTGCTAAGTGTAATTCTTCTGTAGGGTTCTCAATAAGATCAACAATACGTTTGGCGAGATCATTGCCCTCTAAACCTTCTGCCGCTGCTTTTCTATATGCTAAAGCATTTAGTTCCATGCGATAGCCGATAGCCTTAAAAAACTCATCTTCAGCACCAAGGAATCTACCTGGTAGTCTGATAGTGTTACCTAGTAGATCAACGCCTTTAGATAAATACCCCTCAGTATTAATGCCCATGTTCTGAGCAGTAATGGCCCTATACTTACGTGCCTCTAGTTTCATGATAGGATCAGAAGGCTCACCAGTCTTTAGAGTTTTCCAAAACATTCTCAATCCATCTCTTGTACCAGTAGAAAGACCGTATAACTGGCCTAACGCCTCTTGAATCTCTACACCTTTTTCAGATCTGAATAACTTAGAATAAAATGCACCCATCATTCTTTCAGGGATAGCCCAAGTTGCCACCATTGCATTAGATGTTGTGTTTACTACATGAGTTGCAGGGCTAGATAGTAAGCCATTAATCCAATACTCTAAGATATAGTCGCCTGTAGTTGCGCCATTTACCTGTGTAGCACGTTTAGATATTTCAGCAAGATCATCGCCAGCTTCTTCAATATACTCTGCTAGTTTGTATAGTGTGTCGTCACCACCTGAATTGTTAAATGCGTCTTGTAATTGTGATCTGAATATTGGGGTTGTTTCCCCTGTCTTCATTCCAGCCTGTGCTTTGATCTTAAATGCGTTTAGTGAACGCCCAGCCTCTGCTGACATTCCTGCTACTGATTGTTGAATACCAACGTGTGTAGATACTGCTTGTCTAAATGCTAATTTCTCTGCTGTTGTGGCATCACCATCTAATACTGATTTAGCCATCTTCTGTAAGTTTGATGCTGAATCAGTTAATGCAATTCTAGCACCTGTAATTCTTGCAGGAGACACGCCATCGCCTAGTTTAAAACCAAGGATGTCTTCTAATTCTACTTTTTGGGCATCAAGAACCGTTTGTTCGTGTGATACAACACCGCCACGAGCTTTAATAAATTGGTCTTCTTGAGCGCCAATATTATCAATGATTGTTAAGACTTCGTCAGACTCTGTAATATTATCAAAATTAATGTTACGTGCGCCTGGAGTAGTGCCTGAAGGCAAGCCCATTTCCAGATCCGTTTTAGTAGTGATTGCTTCGGCTTGCGTGACTTCATCTACTATAGGAGTTGTTGGCTCTACAGTTGTTGGTTCTACGATTGGTTTTTCAAGTGCAACCTCTGTAGGTTTTGTTTCTACAGGCTTGACCTCAGGTGTTGTACCTCTCAGCGCAGCATCTTGTGCGTTAGTCTTTAGCTTACCACTTGCACCGGCAGCTACAATGTCTTCGGTACGTTTAGCACCAGACTTTGCGTATGCTTTTGCTATTTCTGCGAACGGTGTGCCCATCTACCAAATCCTTTTGATTAATTGGTTTGAGTGTCCTGCAAGGGTCAAACGGCTTTCTTTTATTTTAACTAAAGTAAACCGAGTTGTGTAGGCTTTTATTAACATTATTTAAACACTCTAACTTTAACATTTTGCGCTTTACTAAGAAGCATATTAGCCACTCTATGATGGCCGTCTACTAAATAATACTTACCTTTATTCTTTACCACAATAATGTCTTCAAGGGTTGTTTGTATATTTTGTGTTTTCTTTAAATTAGCAACAGTTACATTCTTTTGTGTTGGAACAATATCAGAAGTTTTTATTATTTCAAAAGGCATGCTTGTTTCTTTATTTGAATTAATCAACTTATCAACAGCTGCTTTTTTTACTTTAGGGATTGCTTGCTGTTTATGGTTAAATATATTTTGTGTGGGGATTTTTGGGTAAGTAGATTCGTTGGCTTTTTCTAGTTGTTTATAAATTATATTAAACTTAGGCTTAGTTTGCGGTATAATATCTTCAGAAGAAGAGAGGTTTGATCCGTTTGTATCTTTTTCTTTTAAGGTCGAGGGAGCGGTTTGAGCCCCACGGTCAGGTTTACTGACGGACTCTGCCTTAACTTTTATACCTAATTTGTCTCGATTTGAATAAGCAGTGATTACCGTGTCCCCTTTTTCTTTACGAGCGACCACTACAGTTAATGTAGAGCCATCTTCTGCAATAAGCTCATAAACGTGTTTATCTCCGATAACCGCGTCTTCTGTAGTTGATACCAGCTTTCCTCTTCGTAATACTTCCCCAATGCCTAATATCTCATCTCTTGCTAGCTGCCCCTTATGTGAGCTCCGCTTGGCATTATGGTGGTCGATTAAAATATGCGCCATTCCTTTATCAGACTTAGGAGATCCTTTTGTTAAATCAACCCAATCAGCTAACGTACTAACGTCTTCAGTACGAATTTTAGTTGACCTCTCTCTGCCAATAGCTACATCAAATATTCCTTGCTGTTCAGGGGTTAATAAACTAGTGTCGGCTTTACGCCAAGTTTTAGATATATCAAGAAGATGTTTATTTTCTATAATCTCGTTTGTCTTAAATTGAACAATAACGTCTTCGTCTTTTACCCCGGCCCATATAGGAGGGTTGTCTTTACGCATCTTAGCAGGCCATTTCATTCTACGCTCGGTTTCTCTAGCTTCTGCTTCGCCCGCTAAGTTCAAATATTTTTGATAAGTTTCTGTGCCTACATCAACATTAGCGTCTAGGCTATGCTTATCACGATATGCTTTTAACTCATCATAATCTTGTTTGAGTGCTTTGATCTCTGCTGCGATAGCAGGCCTTTCCGCATTAGGGCTAGTGTTCTTTAATATATTTAATTCCCTTGCTCTGCTGCTCATTTTTTCAAGCTGTCTATTAGAGAAGCTAACAATATTTTGTGCCTTAGTTTGCTTTATCTGCGCACTCCTGATGAATTGTTTTTGGCTCCCTCCTTTAGCAAACTTCTCTATCTTTTGTATTGCGTGCTGCAGCTCGTGTAATAACGTAGATTTAAACTCTTCTGTACCAAGATATTTAGCATTCATCTCAATAAGGTCTTTTCTAAGAAATAAGCGATCTAGTTTATTTGTTTCTGCATAATTACCGATATTCGAGTCTCTAAGGTTGTCACTAAGTTTAACTCTCATTTTGCGTAATTGAGGATAAGCTTCAAATAATGCTGGGTGATCAATGACCTCTTCTAAAGTTGTAAATCCTTTTTTAGATGTTTGAAATTCTTTAACTGTTGCTGTGCTATCATCTATCTCAAATCGCCATTTACCGTCTTGGCCTGTCTTCCAGCCTGTCTCTTTCCATACAGCATCAACATCTGCACCTTCATTAATCATCTTCTTGGCTGTACCAAGTAAGCCTGTGTCTGCTGTCTGTGCGCTACCGCCTGCAAACAATTCTTTTTTAAAGCTAAATTTAGGGTTTACTGACATTCCTAAAGGATCAATCATTTTATTTATAAATTTCTCTATGCCATCAGGATCTGAATCTTTCAAAAAGCCTTTAAACCACTTGGCGGCTTCTGGTGATTTTGTTATGCCTTTTATCAGCGCAACAATTCCTACAGTCAAGACGCCGTCCTCAATACCTGTTTTAAATCTCTGCTCTAGTCTCTTCTCTGACTGTGAATCTTTTGTTACACCAACATCAAACCAGTTAGTAAGTGAGTTGTCTTCATCTACCCACTTCATCTGCTTCATTACTGTGGACAAGTTGCCCATAGTAGGATCAATATTTGCAGAGGCAAACGCACTAGGTATAACCTCAGTCATAAATAGGTTTTTAGAACTAGCAGCAAACTTAGATATTAGCGTATCTGCTTTAGGCATTGCCTTAGTTGTTACTTTTTGCATGCCTTTTTGTGCTACTTTATAAGCACTAAACCAAGATGATATTTCTCTAGATAGGTGGAACGCTGTACTAGCATTAACCTCATCATAATAAGCTTGGAACTGTGGAGATGCTGCCTCGTACTCTGGCGTTCCTTTTTCTGGGAAGCGCGTCTTTAGAATATCAAACTTCCACTCATCTTGGCTGATCATGTCAGGCAAGTCTTCTAGCTTACTATCAGGATAGAAGTGTTTTTGCATCAATTCTTTCAAATTATAATTAAGTATGTCCTTGCCAAAATCAACAGTTTTCTGTATTGTTGTTTGAGGCATATCAGCCACACCAAGTGTCGCATTTTTAATGGTCTTTACAAAATCTAACGCTTCAGCGTGCTTAGGGTTTGATTCATCAAAATATGCAACAGGCATAGAGCTTTGAATTAAAGGGCCTATGCTTCCTTGATAAGCATCGCTTGCAAAATCTTTAGTGGCTTGCCATAAGGTAGAGTCTTCTTTAGGTTGTGTCGTCTGCACTGTTTGAACTTCTTGTGCGTCTAGATCTTTAACAAATGCAATTGCATCAATCTCCCTGTTATCCTTAGCAAAAGCATTAACCTCTGGCGCTCGTATAACCTTACCAGTAATAGCAGGAAGCAACTCAACCTCATCATCAACCTCTTCAACTACTTGTGCCGCTTTGTATTCATTCAAGTGTTGCATAGCCGAAGAATTGTTTATCTTTCTTTCTTCTAATGTTGCAGTAAAACCTGTTGCTATATCGTCATTATCATAAGTGGTTTCTAAATACGCATTGTCAACCGCTTCCTCATTCTTCTGTATTTGTTGTTGTTTTTTATATCTACGCTTATATTCAGCAGCTTGTACATCTAAAGCTTGTTGGGGGTCGTCTCCATATAAAAATGCGTCGGTATATGCTTGGGCTTCTGCTTTTGAAAAAAGCTGTGTCATTTTTTTCTACCTTGTCTTAAACTGTATGCTTCCATGTAATCATCAACAGCGCCAAACTGTTCTAAGTATTGAGACTTTGTAATTTGGTTTGACTCTAGCTGTTGGACTAAAAGCTTCTTGGTCTCTTCAGCATTAGGCGCTTCAGACGTTCCCACCCAGCCTGACTGCCACGATACTTTTGTTTGTACGTTTTCAGTACGCTTGTATTTAGCTTTGATCTTATCAACTTCTTCAAGGAAGTCTTGATCTGGACGTAGTGTCTTTTTAAGTTGATAGATGTCTCTTATAGCCCGGTTGATGTTCTTAGACTCATTAGGCAAGAACGCGGCTAATGGGCCAGTAGTTCTAAACTCGGTCTTAACCTCGTTAATGGCCATCTGGTAGTCTTCATCCTTAGTAACATCTTTCAATCCACCGTCTCTAAGAATAGAAAGAAGTTGCTTTTGAGTTGCTGGTGTAATCTGATTGTCTCTAACTGCTTGTTGAATTTGATCGTATATCTGGAATTGATCAGCCTCTGGATCAAACAGGCTTGTGTATAAGTCTGATACAACATTGTCGTCTTCTTTGTACAAGCCACCCGTCTGAATTATTTTCAGAAGTGTATCGTGATCTTTATTGCTAATATCGCCACTTGCAAGTGTTTGTTTAATCTCGTCTGCTGTAACAGAGGTAGGGTCTTCTACAATCCTATCTAAGATAAACGAGTATTGATTTGCATGTGTAACAGCTTTGTCCGCTGCTATTGAATCTTGCATACGGTCTTGTTGCCCTTGATAGCCGTTAAGCATCGACATCATGTCTTTAAATGTCTCAGCTTTATCCTCATCACTCATAGCAACATTAACTTCTGGGAATAATGCTTGTAAGTGCTTCCTAGAGCTAAAGAATTTGCTTGGATTGGCGTTAAAGTCTTGAATGGTTTGCCATCCATTGCCTTTTTCAATTTGAGCGTTTAATTCAGACATGGCGGCTTTCTTATAGAACCGACTTAGCAATGATTTTTCTTCGTTAAAGGCCTCATCACCAGTTATGCCGAGCTTCACCAGCTCATCAATCTGACCACCAAACATGTCTCGTTGAGTTTGGAAGGTTGCAGATATAGCTTGAATCTTCTCGTCTGTTATGGTTGGGTCATTGTGATACCCACCAATAACTGAATCAATCATGTTCTCAGTATCTAGCGCATGTGTCTCTATTGTATCTTTAGCTGTCTGTATATACCTAGCCCTATCTAACTTAACCTTCTTTGCATAAACCTTTTCACCGTACTGGGCAATCTTATCGTCCATCATCTGACCAAAACCTTGAGCAAAGTCTGTGCCAAGATCCTCGTCCTTAGACATAACATCCATCTTGGTCTTCTTCCAAGCCTGTGCTTTTTCTATGAAAACATCATACTCATTCTCATGATCGATAGATAGCTTGCTGACTGTCGTGATAATGTCATCTTCTTGACTATTGATATATGACTTTACTTCTGCATCGTGCTGTTTGTTTAGGCTTCTCTGATAATCCCCTAAGGTGCTGCTAAAGCTAGACATTGTATTAGACAATGACTCCCATGCGTTAGCCGCAGTAAGATCTACTTGTCCTACTCTTCTTCCTTGTTGGAATGTATATTGTTGGAAGTTTGCCATTTCTCTATTTCCTTGTATTTAGGTAATCAACACCGCCAGACAGTAAACTACTACCTGCCTTCCAGTAACTAGAGCTTCTTGCTGCGCTACCTTTTGATGCCAGACTCTGAATCTCACGCCCAGTTGATGACAAGTCTGCGCCAGCGTCTAATTGATAACCAAGCCTTGATTGTTGTGCAATTACTGCTGCCGAACCCTCAAAACCACTAATGCCTCTTGATGCCCAATAAGCTCTTTGGCTTGACTGCGCTCTTCTGAGGTTTTGTAATCTTATAAGCTCTCTGTCCTTTAACGCTTGGTCTTGTGCGTCTGCTTGCATTTTATACGCAAGTTCTTGCTGTTTACCAGATTGAATGGCCGATAATGCTGATATGCCTGTTGAGGCAGCCATTAACCCTTGTACTAATGTTAGTTCTGCCATAATTAACCGCCTTGTGCCTGTATTTCTAGAGTCAACCCTAATAATGTCATAGGTGCTGGATCTGATTGTGTAACTGTTACTTGTGTTGTTTTAGAATAGCCTAACATTGGCACAGTCTTAATACCTGTGAATCCTGTTGGTGCTACACCTAATACACCTATGCCAAAACCTTTGTCTGTGATTGCTTTGCCGTTTATTTTAATACCGTTTGCCTGATAAAGCTGGGCCGACACCCTTAGTATTCTACGTTTGTTTACATTGATAGGGCCAGTCTGGAATCCAACATTAACTGGCATTGTCTTAACCTCTAAGTCAAAGTTCAACCCAACCTCTATATCTGTTGCTGTTCTTGCTAAAGTAATAGATCCTGATGCTGGTGTTGCTTTATCCATAACTGAACCATCGGCTCTCACCCTACACTCTTCACCATTAAGATGACCAAGGCCTGCAACTGTTGCCGATGCTGGGCTGTTAGTCACTTGTACTGATGAGTCTGTGTAGTAATTGTTATCTAACGCTTCAATATGATAAACAGTAGATCCGTTAATCGTTCTCTTCACATGGAAGTAGATAATGTCCTCTACCTCTGCAACATCTTTAATCTCACCAGCTGTTGTTAGCCTTGTCCAAGCAGTAACTGATTCAGCCCTGTTTGTAATAAACACTGCTACTGTACCATCTGCATTAACAATATATAAGTAGTTTCCTTCGTTATCAATATCGCCAGTCTGTGCTGCCATAGCAACTGGAGAGTTAATAAGATGAGGGGCAAGCAAATTCACCTCAGTGGAGACGTACGAGTTTTCGGTATAAGTAAATAAATACTCACGAACCTGCTTGCCGTTCCTTTGTATAAACATTGTCGCACCATCCACGTTAATAGGTGGAACGCCTTTTAGTACACCAAATCTTGTTTGACGTAATACGCCAACAGAAGCAGGCTTGATAGGACGATCTGGAATAAAGAACTCACCGCCAGATGTAAAGATCTGTAAGTGTCTTCCTGATACTAAATGATAGATCGCATTAACCTGGTCTGTGTCCATAGTAATGTCAATTGCATCTGCGTCATCACCAAACCCACGATCAAAGTTAAAGAAGTCACCTGTTGCTGACCCCCATAATGTTTGTGGGCGAGAGGTAGAGTTAGACAACCACATTCTTGATTCATGGAATGTTACTGAGCCTGGATAACCATGTGCTGATGACCATACTGGCTCTTCTAATGAAGCGTCAATGCCAGGGATGCTGTTGTTGTTTATAAATTCTTGTAATACTGTGCCACTAAATGATGTGGAAGAGTTATATGCTGTGATTCTTACTACACCGCCATTGCCTTCAAACATACCGCCAACATGCTCAGTAGTAACTGGACTAGCACCTGAACAAGTGATCGTAGTTGTATCGCCCACTACTGGATTAGAACTACCGCAGCTAAATGTACCTGCGTCATAGTCTCTATTGAAGTCATACGTTGGGTAATAACTGAACGTCATGTTAGAGATCGTCCAAGTTGAGTGAGTTGACCCACGTACAATCTTTCTAGGAACGTAGTCGTTATGACAAATGATTAATGTATCAGCGCTCTGAGTCCATACAATCTCTTTGATCTCTGCAGCATTATAAGGAACTGTTAGATAATCATTGCCAGTTCCGTTGATGTTGGTCTGTAATACACCATCCATGTAAACACGCATCTTAGAATCAACAAAGACAAGCAAGTATGTCTGTGTAATATTAAATTCAAACGAAACTAAGCGCACTGCTGACTCTGTAATAGTATCAATGTACTTCATGCCTGGTCTGCGCTTAACGCCACCCTGTCCAAGACAAATAACATTAGTTAATGTCTCAGCACCTTTAGCATAACTCTCTACATCAATCCTTGCTGCTAGTCTTGGGTCAAGCTCTCCAGCAATAAACGATGACTGGGATGCGGTTGCTTTAGCCATTAGTACCTCGAATTAATTAATCTTGATCCCTCAAAGGCTGACGGGCCAATTGAAGGTGTAGATTGAGAATCAACAGTCTTGGCTCTTTGTAGTTGTTTGTCAGCTAGTCCACCATAATACTCACCCTTGGTTGCCGATTCAGTAATAGGGATAGCAAATACAGATGCTAGTCTCAGTTCTAGTGCTTCAGTAAAGTAAGCAGGCAAGAACGACTCATCTGGTTTGTATGTATAGTCCAGGATCATAGTCTCATTATCTGAATACAGCTTGTCAGCATAGATCTGGTAGTTATCGTTACCTTTATCAATATGTTGGGCCACTAAGAAGTCAGTAGGCAATTGATATGCGTACTTCCACTGGTTAGTAGGTTTGGCTGTTAGTCTTGACAGTGTTGCTTTATTAGATGCAAAGCGCCAAGGATGAAGTGTTAGTAAACTTTCAAATGTAGCGTGATATAAGTTGGCCGCAATAAGAGCAGCTACGGAGTCCTCGGTAAATGAAGCAATTGTGTTCTCACCTATTAACAATAAAGCATTAGACGCAATATCAATATCTGTGTAGTTCTTTACGGCTGACATATTACCTTCCTAAATTGATTTAAGAAAGACCCCTCGTGAGAAGGGCCAGTTTTAACTCAACTTACTTACGCAGTCTCGTCAATATCAACTTGTACTGTACCTGTCTTATCAACAACTACCGCACCAGCCTTAACTTTACCTAATGACAACCATGAAACCTTCTCAGGAACGTAGTTTACTTCAGTAGAAACATCAATACCTACAGCTAAACCTACAGCTGATTTATGGTATGCCCAACAAGATCGGATGTTAGAAGCAATTACTAAGCCACCTTCTGAACGAGTTTCAATCATCTTCCACTCAAAGCCCATGAAAGAGTTTACTTCACCTGACATCAATACTCGTAGGGCGTTGTAATCAGCAGAAGTGATGGTTGTATCATTCATCATCTTCTCGATTGCAGCAGCAGAACAAACCATAACGCGCCCGTCCATTGGAACACCAGCATCATTTAACTTTGATGCAGCTTCTGTGATCTTACCTAAAGTCATGTTAGTACCACCATTGGCGATAGCTGGTGGTGAAGTCACAGCCTCTAAAGCATCGATGATTAGTTGGTCAACTCTACGGCCCAAAGCACCAGCAATAGTACCTGCTAGTTCAGTTCGTTCGTCAAAGTTTACTTCAGCAGCATCAAAGATGTCTGTGTACTCAGGTGCAACATAGTTGCCAAGAGTACATGCAACTTTAGCATGTGAAACGTCCATTGCTGTAACGTCTGATTGAGTAGTACCACGAGCAGCAGCTGTGCCTTTGCCCATAGTACGGAAGTTATGTGTATCACCTACTACGCCTGTACGAACTCGTACTGTATCACGTAATTTACCTGCGCCTGCGAAGGCATGTTTTACTTCTGCGTCAAACTGAGCTGATGCCGAAGAACTTAAATTAACTGACATGTTAATCTCCTATGAATTAAAAAATTATCTTACTTTCTCGATTCAAGTGACCTATATGGGTTGAATCTAGTGCTTTAGAGGCACTTAAACTACTCATACAGGCCGATTAACGGGTATCTGTGGTTTGATTATAACAAAAAGCCACTACTAAATGTTATTAATTTACTGTCTAATTGTTTTTGCAGGTTCTTTACCAAAGAAGTTATCAAACTTATTCTTAACTTCATCTCTATATGCAGGGGATGATTGATATCTTTCATCCTTCATTAGATCGTATAAAGCTTCTTTAGTAACCGTATTAACTGGTTGCGCTGTATCAGGAGCTGAAACTTGCGTCTCTCTAGAGAATGACTTCATTCTTTCTAGTAACTGGAAGCCTTCTGCTGTGGTTGCCATTGATTGTAACGTCTCAAACTCATTCTCATCAAGATTGCCTTTACCCCATTGAACCATGTCTTGTATTCTTTGGTTAGCGTCTGGGCCAATGCGTTTCATCTCTGCTTCCATGTCTGGTTGTTCGCCTGCCATGCCATTTAGATATACACCAAGCAACTCACTATGAGCATCTTGAGATAGTCCTGCTGCTTGCGCCCACTCATTGAAGTTTGTCATTAGAGGATCGTCTGAAGGGATCTCTACATTCATTCCTTCAGGGATAACTGTCTCATATCCATCTTTAGGTGCGCCAGTGAAAGAGCCTAACTTAGACTCTAAGCCGTTGTATGCTTGTGCTTGGTCTGCAATAGTAGCGTACTTACCAGCTTTAAACCAATCAGGAGCTTCTCCCTGTCCTGCTACGCCTTCTGATAAATACCAAGCGGAATCATCTGCTGATGGTACTTCTGTTGATACTTCTGTAGTTGTATCTGTTGATTCTGTTGTTGCTTCTGGTGCTGCCGCCTCAGATAATAATGTTTCTTCTTCCATAACTAGTCTCCACGATTGTTATATTTACCACTCTCTTGTCTCAATATGCAGGACTTAAACATCCTTACAACTGAGTTCTGACCTTCACGATAATAGCCTTGGCCTTCTGCTTGCCCAGGAACACATACCGCTGACTTGATGTATCTATCATCTAACCACTCAAGAACCTTCTTGCCGTCTTTGCTCTTGAATACTTTTGCGATTAGAGCATCAAAATCTTTCTGGTTGTCTATCATTGGCCCTCTGCAAGTTTCTGTGCCATCTCTGGATTCTGCATTGCTGCTTCTGCCACCTGTTGTTGCTGTGCTGCTTGTTGCATCTGCTGCTTTAACTCAGCCCTAGCTTCAGCATCTCTGATCAATGACTTATCAACACCTAATAGTTTAGCAATATGCTCAGGGAATGCTTCAAGATCTAAACCTACTTGCATTGCTTCTGGGCCTACCATGCCTGCAAACTGTACGAACTGTGCAAGCTTATTAACTTCATCCATATCTTGCTGTTGAGCAAGTGGTGAAATAACTTTAATCTCTACAACTTGGCCACCAACCTTAATAGGCGCAACCTTCTTAGCTTTCTCAAGGATATAGTAAGCACGTTTAATTAGCTTATTAATAAACTCAATCTGTAATCTGCCGAACGATGATCCAATGTCTGACATTAGTTCTTGTTGTCTGATACCAATCTCAGTAGCTGACTTAGTTGGGCCAGATACTGGGCCTAATTGATCGTGATATAAGGCTTTACGAATGTTATCTCTTAGATCTCCTAAGATTAACTCTGATATATTAAAGTTACCACCTGATACTAACGGCTGCAATGAACCCTGCTGTCCTACTGGAACAACTGAACCAGGTGCAATGCTAATAGTCCAAGGATTAAGTACGCCATCATCTACTGCTGTGTAAACACCTGCAATTTCTTTCTCAGCATTCTTCAATACAAACTTAACAACTTCATTAGCTGTCTTAATGTCTGGTAATGCTGTCATGATAGGCCCACGTCCATAACGCTCGCCTGCTACCTTAGACCATCTGAACACAATCCAAGGGCTCTGCTCAAAGTAATCTTCAAATACAACATGCTTAGTAGCTGATTCAATAACCACGAAAGTGTAGTTTTTCTTTTTGTCATCCCAGATAGTGGCTTCAATAATATGAACCAAATGGTCTGGCTTCTCTTGCATCATCTTCTTAACTGCTTCTGATGCTTTGCCCTTTGGCCAGATACGTTCAATATCTCTGACTGCCACTGAATGATCTCTAAATACATTCTCGACTGTACCGCCTGGGCCATCTTCAATAATAAGTTGTTTAAGTGGAACTGCTTTGAATCTTAATAGATCCTCACCCTCTCCCTCTTCTAATAGTAATGCGCCTGTACCTACAGCAAGATCAAGAAACGCTTCATTAGCTTCTGTAGCTAAATTAGAGTTATTGATATACGAGAATAGAGTGTCTGACTCTTTCTCTAGCTGCTTATCAATCTTAGTCTGTTGATCCTTTGGAACTGCTGAACCTGCTGACAACTTCGCCCACTTCTTAAATGGTGGTACTAATGTTGACTGTAATCTTGATGCAAATCTTTGTGTAGCAATCAATGCTGTAGAGTCATAGATCCTTGTAGTCTTTTTCGAGCCTGGTGTGTGTTGATTAAACACTTCACGTTGTGGTAGTGCGTATTCATAACACTCTTTCCAGTGTTGTTCCCATGATGATCTGTGTGCTTTAGCCGTCTCGTATCTTTTAATGATAGTTGCGACAGCTTGATTACTCTTGCTATAGTTTGGCATGTTTACCTTTTAATTGTTTACATCAAGTAATGTGCGTTCTTTAACACCCTTCCTTACCTTTCTAGCAGCGCCTGCTGCTTTCTTGACAGCACCAACACCACCACCAGATTTATGATAACCCTTAATTAATGCTGCGCCTGCTGGCGTACCATCACTTGCTAATTTCTTTACAGCATTTCTGCTTTTTTTAAATGCAAACCCCATAATCTTAACCTAGTGTGCTGCTAGATCCGATACCTGTCTCTTTATCTGAGATAAGTAGTGATCTACCACGCCTACGTCTGATACCAGATGAACTTCTTTTAGCTTTAACAAACTCTTCTTTACGTGTCTCACGATCTCTAAGAGCCTCCGCTTTAACTTGAGACTCGCTTGGTGGTGGTGCTTTTGGTGAACTGAATAATCCGCCCATAATCTTTCCCCTGTAAATAATTGTATAATTGTCTTGGTGTAATCACCCAAAAGGCTTTAACCCCAATTAGATGTTTTATTATATTAACGCATGTCATCATTCCCCGGAAAATAAATTTATTCTCCCTACTCTTCCTTACATATATCATCTTATGGCCTAATTCTACCATCATTTGTGGCACATTGTCTTCATGTGTGTACGGCATAACTTGTATCTCTAGCCAGCACCCGAGAGGGTCTATCATAACCCAATTAAAACCGTCCCATCTAAAAGCAAAGCAATGTCTAAAACCTGATGTTGTGCCAATATCCCAAAAGTGAAACTGGCCGTGATCTACAAATACAACAAACCAATCAATCTCATTCTCTACTAACTCAGCCATTCAACCAGTCAGTGTTTGCCATCGGCTGTCTCTTTCCTGCTTCTGGTCTATTCTCTCTAAATGCAATAGCAAAGTATCTAAAAGCGTCCGCGAAGTGGCTAGACCAGTCATGAAGGGGGTGTGATTTATATACACCTTTCTTCTCATCAAACTCTTTACGGTATCGTCTTAGAGCATTTAATCCATCTTTAGTACCTGTCTTCTCAAAGTAACACTTAGGTAGTATTGCTCTAGCAGCATGAATACCATCCTCAACTGATAGCCTTGGCACTACTAAGAAGTTAATGCCTAACTTACGTGCTGTCTCTAGTCGTGACTTGCCTGTACCTAATTCTCTTACTGCAATATCATGTGGAGCATAGTGTCTGCCCATCACAGCTTGATTCTTCACTCGCCAGTCATGTAGATAGTTAATATAGAATCCTAAGCCTTCACCTTGATTCTCATAAGCATAAACAATACGCAGCTCCATACCAACTTGCTGCACAAACCATATAGAAGTCGCATCCGCAACACCTAAGTCCCAATAAGTATCAACAGGAATATTAGGTTCTACAGGAAAGCTCATGATCTGGCCGTCGTCAATAAACTTAGCGTAGTAAGCGCCATCTCTATTAGATAAGACTTCACCTTCCCAGACATGGTTGTATAAGTCTAGGTTCTTCTTTTTAAGTTCTAGTCTCTCAGCTTCGAGTTCTTTAGGAAACCAGGGATTGTCGTTATAGTTGACCTTGACCACGTATGAGTCTGCTGGGGGGTTGAGCACAAAGCGATCGTAGGTATTATCCATTTCATCATTAGGATTGAAACTACACCAGATCTCGGAGCCGTCCTTTCTTAAAGTAGGTATTAAAGTCTCCCAACTTGTGTAGGTAACACTTTCTGCCTCTTCGACCCATACTATATCTAAGCCTTCCATAGATTTAATCTTAGTGATATTAGAGCGCATCCCCTCAAAGATGAACCTGCTACCGTTAGTGCCTAATATCTGAGTCTTTTGTACTTCAAAGTAACCACCTAACCCCATACGTTCAATCGTATCACCTAGTAGCTGCAATACTGAGTCTTGAATAGATCGTTGTATCTCGCGCGAGCATAGTATTCTTACAGGGTTCTTCCATGCTGCGAGCACAAGTAGTTGTGCAATAGACCATGACTTGCCTGACCCTCTCCCGCCATAAGCAATCTTATATCTATGTTGTTCTAAGAAAGGTTGGAACTTTTTAGTGAGTTTTATATCAACCTTCATTCGTAATCTTCTACGTCCCCACCATCAATGATAGTAACTATTACTTCATTAGTATTATCAAGCTTACCAGTTAAGTTAATGTCTTTAATATCCGCATACCCTCTGTCTTTTAATACACTTGGTGCAAACTTATTTAATACAATAGGATTACGGTCTTCAAATACGTGCCTAGCTATCTCATCTTCCCATCTATCTCTAAGCCCTTCTTTAGCTTGTTCTACTGCTTCTGCAAAGCTGTCACTATCTAATTGCCATCTATAAAAAGTGTTTCTTGCTATGTTTGCTTTTATACAAGCCTTGCTGACGTTGCAATAGCTAGTAGTATACGCATTGATAAACTTGATCTGATTATTAGTTAGTCCTGCGCCTATTACTAGTGGTAAATTGTCCATTATCCTATTGCGCCCTCTATGCCTTTGAATGATCCGTCTGTTGAATCAAACATGAATGTAACTTCCTGGTTTGTTCTATTTACACACTCACATACTGGATCACTCATACCTCTTTGGAAGAATGAAACGTATGTATATTCGTCACCTTCTATGATGATCTTATTGCTAATACCATTACCTACATCTTTAGTCATCATTATTAAAAATTGTTGTAAGTCATTCATTGTGTTCCTTTTGTGTAACCCATTGATTCATAATACAAATCATCAGGTCGTGGTAAATTTATATTATACCCTGCTGCGAATATATCAATTTGTTCTAGATAATCCTTAAATTCGCCTAACTTTAAATCTTTAGTTGATCTTAATGATGATATTGATTTACCCTTCTTAGTTGTTATTTGAATTGAACCTAAGAATTTATCAACTAATATCATGTGCATTTCATCTTTATGATATCCGGTCTCTGAGCTCAATATACTCACCCATTCCCAATATAACCGATTTTGCTTCGTTGATCTATTGTCTTTATCTTGTTTAATCTCTATAATAGCTTTATCCTCTTCTGGGTGCTCGCTAAAGAACGATACTATCATTGATTCGATAATATTACGTTTTTCTTTCTTGCGTTCAATTACTCTTTTCATTTTTACCTTTGAAGCTTTTAACAACAGAATCCTCGAACTCTTTTAATGATTTAATCAACGAATAAAGCTTATCTAATACATTCACATTAAACCTTTGCCAACTAAAATCTCTTGTGTTCGTTTCATACCCATTAGATGACTCAATAGTAATTCTTCTTTTTTATAATCACTAGGTTTTCTTCCGTCTAATACATCATGACAACTTGCACAACAATAAGCGCCATGAATATCCATAGCCTTCATTCCCATAGAACCGTTACATAGATGAGCAAATACAACTGTTTCGTTATCAGGGCCGCCATAGCATTCGTCTAAACGTACAGTACAAGATTGGCCTCTAGCGCTTTTTGTTATCTTACTCACTTTCGGACGTTCCAATCAATACACGCTTCAATAACGTCTTGTACTGAATATACAACAGCTACTGATCCTCCTGCTTTTTCAATACGTTCAATCATTGCCTTTTGTGTTAAACTTAATACTCCTGCTTTAGTTGTTGTTTTAGGTTTTTTAACCTCTAGGCCATAATATAAACCGTCGTGAATAATTGTAATATCTGGTACGCCGGCTTGTACCCCTTCTGATTTTAATATCTTTGCTGTAATAATATTTCTATTGCCGCCATTTGGAACAGCCCAAAAGCATACTCCTCTTGCGTCTAAGTATTGACAAATTGCTTTTTGTACTTCGTGTTCTACTGATTTCATTTTAAAGGCTCTCTTAATAATTGATCGCATAATTGTAATGCGCTTTCAAGATAATGTTTACTAATTGATTCATCATCTACATCCATAGACTTAGTAATTAATATTTTTAATGCTTTAACTGATTGTTGGCATTGTTCTTTAGAGTGTTGTATATGATATTCTAAATCGCTCATTTTGATAGTATTTTGTCAGCCCAAGAGTGTTGTTTTTTACTAATTAATTGATGTTTACCTGCATTATACATTCCGTATAATTGTTCTAAAAATCCTGTTTCCGCTGCAGTTAATTTGTTATCTTCTTTTTTTAGTAATCGATAAATCTTAATATTTTTAGGTATCTTCATTCTTTAACTAGGTTTTGCTCTTCTTCAGAGAAATGTTTAGTTAAAGCATAAGTAATAAGATGTATTGATGGCTTATCTTGTTTAATTCGTTTATCTAATCCCTGAACAGAAATATTTAAAATACCTGCTACTCGTTTATTAGTCAAGCCTAGTCGTTTAAATTCTGCTTTGATGTTGTTATATTTAATAATCATAAGTTGTATTATAACATCTCTAGTTTAGTCTACGGTGTATAACGTTACTTTATCTATTCAATGACTGCCGCACTATCGTTTGCCCGAACATCATTTACGTTGTAAATAATCGTTCATCTCTCTACTTTAGCGTCGCGTTGCTCCTTTAGAGTAAAACTCTTTTTTAACAGCCAAGCAGGTGTTGCTCTTTTTATATTCGGTTATCAGTTGAGGTATGAATTCAGAGTAAAGAAATCCCTACCTGAAGTTAATCAAGTAGAGAGATTTACATTCGTATAAACAGCCTCGGCAATTTATCAGTTGGTAGAATCAATCACAATTATTCTACTTAGAGTTCAGCACCACTTAGTAATAAGTGCAAGGCTTCTGCAACTCTACGCTAGATTCTAAAACACTCCAAGGTTATTAACCAGTATAGAGGTCGTAAGGTTATAGCAATGCACTCTGGTATTGAGATGACTATAACCGCTTATCTAACATCAATCAGCAGCTTATCGGGACACGTTTGCCTTAATCTCTTTTAGTTTATACTGGTGTGAGTGAATCATAAAGATAGACATATCACCAGACGTATTCTAAGCGATAGTGTCATTGTTGAAAGAATATGATATAATATCATCAAACTAAGGACGATCCATGCAACATCTTATAACTACAAATGACTTTACAAATAAAGAGATATTAAAACTATTTAATGATGCTAAACTATTTTT